CATCTTTATGCTCAAGGATATGAAAATGCTGATTTGGTTAACTTTGAATTGGCATTAACAGGTCCATCGATTGTTTACGAACAAGAAAAGATAGCTCTTATGAAAGAGAAGGTTGATTTGGCTGGACAGTTAATGGAAAGAAAGTTGTTATCTATGAAATATATCTATGGTAATATTTTCAATTTAACAGATGATGAGGCTGAATTTGAACGTAATGAAATAATAGAAGATATTAAGCAAATATTCAGACAAAATCAGATAGAAAACGAAGGTAATGATCCTGTATTAACTAAGGAATCTTTCGGTACACCACATGATATTGCTTCATTGCATACAAAAGGTGGTGCAAAAACGTCACAAATAAATGATAATGAAATGCCCGAAGGAGGATGGCCTGGTTCAGGAAGACCAGCTAAAAATCTAAAATATGGAACAGATGACCATGTTTTTGGTAGAGATCCTATAGGTAAAAAGGATGTTGAAAACACATTAAAAATAAATCGTTCAATGAAATCCAATAATAAGAATACTAATGCATTATCAACTGAAGCAAAAAGAATGGAAAGTGTTATTAGTAGTATGAGTAATTTCAAGGTAAAGACTAAGGAAATCATCTCTGAAAGTCTTAGACCAGCCTCTAAAAAGGAAGAAATTGAACCAAATTTGTT